TTGCCAGTATATTTCAGAACATGAAGTCTAATCCAGTAATGGATACAGATTTCATAAGACATCTCGTATTCAATTCGTACAGATTTATCAATAAAAAGTTTGGAAATCGATACGGAAAAATAGTTGTCTGTAACGATGCAGGTCCGTCTTGGAGAAAGAATAAATTTCCTCATTACAAACAAAATAGAAAACGAAAGCAACAAGCTTCTGGTGTAAATTGGACAGAGATATATGAAAATATGTCAATTGTTCGATCTGAAATATTAGATGTTCTACCCTACAAGAATATCAGAATCATAGGTGCAGAGGCAGACGATATTATTGCTGTGCTGGCAAAACATCATCATCAAACAGAATCTGTTTTAATAGTATCAAACGATAATGACTTTCAACAACTTCAAATTTATCCAGAAGTAGAACAATACAGTACTATAAAGAAAGATTTTATTCGTTGTGAATCTCCTAAACAATATCTACTAGATCATATTATGGAAGGAGATGTAGGAGATGGAATACCTAATATCTTGTCAGACGATGATACTTTTATGACAGAAGGAAAACGACAAAACAGATTGACTCGTCAAAGGCGAAAAGAAATATTAGAAAATTTAGGATCTATTGCAGGAACTGAATGGGCAGATAACTGGTCTAGAAATAAAATGTTAATTGATTTGAGTCAAATTCCAGATGATTTAGAATCACAGATACTAGAGGCCTATTCTCATCCTGTTCAAACTAAAATCAGTTTATTAGATTACATGATATCTCATAAATTGAATAATTTACTAGAAAGTGTAGGAGACTTTTAATGCGATCAGAGTATTCAGATGATTTTGAGTCGTGGAAATCTAAAAAAGCAAAATCAGTTTTCCGAAAAGATAAAAAATCTCAAAAGAATAGAGGAAAAAATAATTTTCGAAGAGAAGTGCAGGATTATATTGACAAACGATTAGATGTAGACTATGATTCAGAAGGAAACAATAACTATGGTTACTAAAATGAAAACATTTACATTATCAAAACAAACTCTTGGAATATTAAAGAATTTTTCTGGTCTAAACTCAAACATCCTGATTAAACCAGGTAGTGTTATCAAGACTATTACTCCGTCTAAAAACGGAATGGCAGAGGCAACAGTAACAGAAGATTTTCCGGTTGAATTTGGTATCTGGGATCTTCAAAAGTTTCTTGGTGTAGTAAGTTTATTCAACTCGCCAACATTCAACTTTGCCTCAAAGAGTGTTACCATTTCAGACGGCAAAGACTCTAATATAGTGTACTACTACAGTGAACCCAAGTTACTTACAGTACCTACAAAAAACGTTAACATGCCCAAGACAACAGTAAAGGTCAGTCTGACAGAAAAAACTTTTGCTGATTTGCAACGGGCTGCTGCAGTAATGCAATTACCTGATATCTCATTTCAAAACGAGTCTCAAAAGATCTATGCTGTAATCTGTGATATGGCAGATCCAACATCTAATTCGTACAAGACTCTTATTGCAGAAGATTATTCAGGCAAAGAACAAATGACCTTGAACTTTAAAATAGACAATCTCAGAATGCTGCCTGGAACGTATACCGTTAGATTCTCCACGAATGTAGTAGGAGAGTTTACTAACGATACGATACCAGTCAAGTACTGGTTTGCCATGGAAACCAATTCTAAATTCGAATAAGAAATGAAAACTTCAACTGACTTTCTTTGGGTGGAACGTTATCGTCCACAAACTATTCAAGACTGTATTCTTACTAAGAGTCTAGAATCTACATTTCAGGAAATGGTAAAGAAACAAGAAACTCAAAATCTGTTATTTTACGGCACTGCTGGAGTAGGAAAAACTACTGTGGCAAAGGCCTTATGCAGTGAAACAGGATCTGACTGGATCATGATTAATTGTTCAGAAGACGGAAATATTGATACTCTTCGAACTAAAATCAGACAGTTTGCCAGTACAGTAAGTTTGACCGAGGCCAAAAAGGTGGTTATACTGGACGAGTTTGATTATTCTAATGCAAATTCTATTCAACCTGCACTCCGAGGAGCAATCGAAGAATTTGCAAATAATTGTAGATTTATTTTGACCTGCAATTACAAATCCAAGATTATCGAGCCGATTCATTCCAGATGTACTGGTGTAGATTTTGCCATACCTCGGGCCGAAAAACCTGAAGTGGCCAAACGATTACTTCGTAGATTAGAGTTTATTCTTAAATCAGAACAGGTTCAGTACGATAAGGCCATTCTGAGTCAATTAGTATTAAAACATTTCCCAGATTTTAGACGAATAATCAACGAACTGCAAAGGTACTCGGTTTCGGGGTCTATCGACCAGGGAATTCTGTCAAATTTGACTGAAATTGAACTTCGAGACTTGTTTCAGGCCCTGAAAGAAAAGAACTTCAATTCTGTTCGAAAATGGGTAGCCCTGAACGCAAACGAGAACCCCACAGAACTGTTCAGGCGGGTCTACGATTCCCTACAGGACGTTCTTGTACCTCAGACCATTCCCAATGCGATAACCTTGTTGGCAGACTACCAATACAAATCTGCGTTTGTGGCAGATCAAGAAATTAATATGATGGCCTTTCTTATAGAACTTATGGTGGCCTGTGAATTTAAGTGACGTATTAAATTCAATCAATTACTCTAAAGTGAACCTGCTTGCACAGGGCCTAAACTCGGAATACGTTCCGTATGTGGTTAATCGATGTCTTTCCTATTTTCCGGATACCTTGTTTCATGCCAACAGAATGAATACTCGACCCAGTCTGACTCGAGATCAACAATATCAATATTATCTTGAAGGCCTTTCCAAAAGAAAACGATTCAGTAAATGGATTAAACCAGAAACCGATTCTGATTTGGAAACAGTCATGCAGTATTACGGATACTCTAGGAGACATGCCCAGACAGTTCTTCCGTTAATTTCTCAGGAACAAATGAATCAACTTAAAAATTCTCTTAAAACAGGAGGTCAAAAGCCCAAAAACCATAAATAATTCAAATAATGATGTTGCAATCATTAATTATGGAGAATTTATGGAAACAGATGAATCAAATGATTCGGATATTTTCGACGGACTAGGTGTAGAAATCGTTCTTAAAACTAAAGAAGACTTTCTGAAAGTTAAAGAAACTCTTACTCGTCTCGGAGTAAGTTCTAGAACGGAAAAAAAACTATGGCAAAGTTGTCACATCTTACACAAACGAGGCAAATATGCCATAATGCATTTCAAAGAAATGTTTTTGCTGGATGGTCTGGAAAGTGACTTGAGTGAAGAAGATGTGGGCAGAAGAAATACTATAGTTCGATTATTAACTGAATGGGGATTAGTTGTACCAGTAGACGAAGAAGAATACAAAGAACCTCAAATAAGCTTGGCAAAACTTAAAATAATTTCACATAAAGACAAACAAGATTGGCAACTGATTCCTAAATACCATATTGGCAAGAAGTGATTTGATCTTTTTATATTATGAAAAAACTACTAATAAAATTTCCAACAAGAAATCGTCCAGAAAAATTTAAAAAAGTTTTACAACTTTATATTGATATGTTATCTGGAAAACATGATGTAAGGTTCGTTGTAACTATGGATGAAGACGATTCAACAATGAATACACAAGAAATTAAAGAATGGTTAAATTCGTTGCCCATTAATATAAAATACAATTACGGTCATTCAAAAACAAAGATTCAAGCAGTAAACGCAGATCTTGATGGAGAAGAAGCAGATGTATTACTTTTAGCGTCTGATGACATGATCCCCCAAATAAAAAATTATGATGATATAATCTTTCAAGGATTTGAACAAGTATTTCCTGATTTTGATGGAGCTATAAAATTTAATGACGGTCTTCGAAATGATGACTTAATGACATTATGTGTTATGGGTTGGCCGCTATATAAACAATTTGGATACATATATCATCCCGAATATACTTCGTTATATGCTGATACCGAACAAACGATGGTATTGAAAAAAATGCAAAAATTTGCTGTATCTGAGATTTGTTTAATTAAGCATGTGTGGACTGCAGCACCATGGGACGAATTGCATGCCAGAAATGAAAATTCAGAAATGTATTCAAAAGACAAAGAGGTTTTTGATAGACATATGAAAGAAATATTATATGTTACCAAATAAATTAATTATTGCAGCAGCGATACGAAACAATAGTAGATGGCTTCCTTACATATTCAATAATATCAATACTATAGGGGGTTTATTTTCTGATGTTAGGTGTGTGTTTGTAGAATCCGATTCCTCTGATAATTCTTTAGATTTATTGCATAACTTTAAAGGAAAAAATGAAAGAATAGAAATAATTTCTTTAGGAAAATTAGAATCGAATATGCCATTACGAACACAAAGAATAGCTACAGCACGAAACACATATTTAGATAGAGTCGAACAATTGAAAGATCAGTATGATACTTTAATGGTATTGGATACTGATGAAGTTAATTCAGATCCAACAGATACAGATGGTATTTTATCTAATTTTAGATATGAAGGATGGGATATGATATGTGCTAATCAAGGTCATTTATATTATGATTTATGGGCATTAAGGCATCCGGAATGGATGCCATTTGATTGCTGGGAACGGATAGCAAATAAACCAACATTTATGAATCCACAAGCAGCTAAAGAAATATTTTTAGGTTCGAGATTTATTCATATAGATCCCAATCATCCACCAATAAAAGTTCAATCTGCTTTTGGGGGAACTGCATTTATTCGTACACATAGTATTAAAGGTGCTAGACATCATGGTATTGAAAATGGTATGCAGATATGTGAATGGGTTCCATTTTGTACAAAATTAAATGAAGGTCGTGGAAATATTTTTATAAATCCTAAATTTATAAATCAAAAAAATAAAAACGAACATATATCATGAAAATAGCATTTTCTATAATTTTAAATGGATTGCACCATTTAACTCATAATAATTATTATAAAACCATGTTAGAAAATTTTGATTTATGGGTTGTTGCAGAAGGTGCATCGAAAAATAATGGTAGTACTTCTTGGTGTAGAGAAATGAAAAATGAATACCACAATAACGGTAGAAGTGTAGACGGAACTTTAGATTTTTTAACACCGTTAACAAAACAATCTAATTTTAAATTAGTAACTACAGATGGATTTTGGCATTCAAAAGATCAACAAGTAAACGCAGCAATAACTATTATAAAAAATTATACAAAACAAGGAACATTATTTCAAGTAGATATAGATGAACAATGGTCTAAAGATCAATTAGATCTAGCAGAAACTGAATTACTAGAACGTAAACTAAAAACAGGAGGATGTTTAGCTGATTGTTATATCGGTAAAGATCTTCTAGCAAAAGGAGAATGGGGAGAATTATCTCCTTCTGGATATATACGAGTTTGGGATTGGAAAGGTGAACAATTTTCTTCACATGAACCTCCTTGTTTGGAAGATGAATCTGGTCTTTTTGGAACACTTAAAGCAAGATTTACACATTATAATTATTATTTTGAACAAGATGTTAAATTTAAAAATGACTGGTATACTGGACATGATGGAATATTAGATCGTTGGAAGTATATTAATTCTTTACCAAAAGATGCATTTCCTATTCATATTTCAAATCTAATAACAGGTGGTTGGGGCAGATCAAATACAGTAATAATAAAAGAGGATAAAAAATGAGAATACCAGAAATAACAGTATATTCACAATTTGGTCAATTTATTATTAATTTTATAAAACAAAACGATTGGATTAAAAAAGTTTTAGAAATTGGTTCTGGGTCTGGTAATGGTTCGACACAATGTTTTATAGAAGGACTTAGAACAAAACAAAATGTAAATTTAACCTGTGTAGAACCAAATGAAGAATGGTTTTTAGATTTAAAAGAAAATACAAAAAATTATAATTTTATTAATTTAATCAATAAATCATCAATATCTTATGAAAATTTATTAATTAAAAAGTATGATGATTACTGGAACTCTGAATATAGTGAAAAAGATTCATACGAATATAGAATACCTTGGTTTGAATATGATATAAATCATTTTAAAAAAATTAATATCGGAGAGGGTGCATTAGAAACTAATGAAATATATGATTTAGTATTAATAGATGGTTCTGAATTTTCTGGATACAGTGAATATTTATTAATAAAAGATAGAACAAAATGTATAATGTTAGATGATGTAAATGTTTTTAAATGTAAACAAATTAATAAAGAATTAAAAAATAGTAAAAATTGGAAATTAATAGCTGAAGGAAATGAAAGAAATGGTTGGTCTTGTTTTATCAAAATATAAACAATATAAATTATGAATATTTCATTTTTATTACCAACAAGAAATCGTCCAAAAGAATTGAATTATCTTCGTGGAGATTTACAATTAGCCAGAAATATATTAGGTCGAAAACCTAAATATACCTTTGAGAGTATGATGGACGAAATGACAGAATATTGGTTGCAACAATTAAGGAAATAAAAAATGAAAAAATCTTTTTGTGTTTATTATTGTTTATATGGTGATATTAAATATACAGAAATACTTAAATTATCTGTAATTTCTTTAAATCAATTTGTTTCCAAAGAAAATATATTTGTTTTTAGCGAATATGATATACCAGAATTAAAATATAATTGTAATTTAGTTTTAACTAAATTTCCAGAGGGTTATGCTAAACCAATGGGATATCGTTTAATCTTAGGAAAAGAGTTACTAAAAAACTATGATAAAGTTCTTCATTTGGATGCTGATACTCTTGTTGTTGATAATATTGATTGTATTTTTGAATGTTTTGAAAACGAAAAAATATCATTTGCAACCGAAAATCCAAATTATCCTGATAAAATTACTGGTCAATGTTGGGCCGGTCCCCTTTTAAATCAAGAAGAACATAACACATATAATAATGTAAGTAGTATTTGTTGTGGCGTATTTGGATTTGATAAATCAGTATCTTTTATTTTAGACAAAATTTATAATTTTATTGCAGAATGTGAAGATACCGGATTTGCTGAAGTTTGTAGAGATCAACATGCATTTGCAACTTATGTTTTAAGAAATAGATTGTATAACTATAATTTACAAAAATATGTTTGTCACACACCAGCAAAAGATATTAATATTGAAAAAAATTTTAAAATTTATCATTTTGCTGGAGGTGTTATTGCTGGCAATAAACATCAAGTAATGAAAAATTTTTTATTAGATAGAATGGATATAAAAAATGATAAACTTTGAAGATTTTTTTAATTATGTTCAACCATATTCAATGACTGGACACGAAAGAATTGAATTTTTATATAATTCTTTAAATTATATTTTAAAAAATAATATTGATGGGGATTTTGTTGAATGTGGAGTTTGGAAAGGTGGAAATATTATAGGTATAATGAAATTTCTTGAGTATTATAAAAAAACTGATAATATTTGGTTATATGATACGTTTTCTGGAATGGTGGAACCCCATAGCAATGATATAGATTTATATGAAAAAAATGCCATTGATATTATAAATGAACCATTAATAAAAGCTTTTTGTTCATTAGAGGATGTAAAAAAAAAAATATTTTTAAATTTAAAAATTCTTATCCCACAGATAATTTAAAATTTGTAATCGGAGATGTGGCAAAAACACTACTAGATGAAAAAAATATACCTAAAAAAATTAGTTTACTTAGATTGGATACTGATTGGTATCAATCAACAAAAATTGAATTGGAAGTTTTATTTGATAAATTATCTCCGGGTGGAGTACTAATAATAGATGATTATGGTCATTGGAAAGGCTGCAAACAAGCAGTTGATGAGTTTTTTAAAAATAAAAATTACAAATTTACTAAAATAGATTACACTGGTATAGCAATAATTAAATAATATTAAAATGAAAATTATTAAAACACGAAATGATCTTTTAGATTTATTGCCTAAAAATTTAAAAATAGCAGAACTCGGAATATTTCAAGGTCAATTTTCTAAAATAATTTTAGAAAAAATGCATCCCTCTGAATTATTTCTTGTAGATATATTTCCTACAGAAATGGTATCTGGAGATAAAGATGGTAATAATATAATTAGTGTTGATCTTGAAAAAATGTATACTAAAATTGTTGATGAATTTAAAAATAGTGAAGTAGTTAAAGTTGTTAAATCTCATACTGTCGATTTTTTGAATAGTTTAAAAGATGAATATTTGGATGTTGTTTATATTGATGCTGATCATTCGTATGAGGCTGTAAAAAAAGATTTAGAATTTTCTTTTAAAAAAATTAAAAATAATGGAATAATAATGGGTCACGATTATACAAATGGCATGTTTCCGGAAGTTGTTCGTGCTGTTGATGAATTTTGTAAAAAATATAATCTAAATATAGAGTATTTGACTGAAGATGGGTGTCCGACTTATTTGATTTATAAAAAATAAAAAATATTGTATTAATAAAAAGAAGTAGTAAATTTTGGTAATGGGATTTAGATGGTTCATGTTTAAAATTAAAGGTAATGTATGAAAACTATTATAACAGGTGGTTGTGGATTTATTGGTTCAAATTTAGTAGACGAGTTGATCAATTTAAACCATGAAGTTATTATTATTGATAATCTATCATCTGACGCACATGATCAATTTTATTACAATAAAAAAGCAACTTATTATAAGTATGATATAATAAATAAACATATTATAAATGGCATATTCGAAAGACATAGACCAGATTATGTTTTTCATCTAGCAGCAGAAGCAAGAATACAAAATTGTATAAATGATCCAGTAAAAGCATTTAATGTAAATACTGTTGGTACACAAAATATTTTAGAGGCATCTAGAATGTTTAATGTGAAAAGAGTTATGTTTTCTAGTACATCAGCAATATATGGTTTAAATGATACCTTGCCACAAAAAGAGACATTACACCCAAACTGTTTAAATATGTACTCATATTCGAAACTTTTTTCTGAAGGATTATTTAAATTATATTCAGACATGTATAATGTTGATAGCGTTTGCTTTAGATACTTTAATGTATACGGACCAAGACAACCAGTTCGTGGTTCTTATGCTCCTGTTATAGGAGTATTCTCCAGACAGCTAAAAAATAACCAACCAATGACTATTGTAGGAGACGGATTACAAACCAGAGATTATGTTCATGTAACTGATATTGTTTCTGCAAATATTTTATGCATGACTACTAATTCCCAATTAAAGGGAGAAGTATTTAATATCGGTACTGGTGTTTCTTATTCTGTTTTGGAAATAGCAAAAATGATGGGAGAAAAATGGATACATATAGATTCTAGAGAAGGAGAGGCCAGAGACACTTTGGCAGATTACCAAAAAGCAAAAATAACATTAAATTGGAACCCTTCAAAAAAATTAAACGAGTATTTACAGGATAAACAATATTTACTATAAAATGGGTTGAAATCTTACATAAATAAAAGTAGAGATCTACATTATGTCTAAATTATGCTTATCTGTGATCGTAAAAACGAAACTCATATTATTAAAGAGTGATCCAAATCTATAACAATAACTCATATAAATACATTATGAAACCAACTATTACATTATGCATGATTGTGAAGAACGAGTCTCATGTGATCCTGGAATGTCTTAATTCTATATGGAAACACATCAATTACTGGGTCATTTCGGATACAGGTTCAACAGATAATACCAAAGAACTTATCGAAACCTTCTTCCGAGAAAAAGGTATACCAGGAGAATTTGCTGATTTACCCTGGAAAGATTTTGCTCACAACAGATCTCATGTGTTAAAAGCATGTCGAGGCAAGGCAGATTACGCCTGGATGATTGACGCAGACGATTATCTTACCGGTTCTTTTACTCTTCCAGAAACAACTGAAATAGATTCGTATACTCTTAAAATAGGAAAAGGACCAGAATTTACTTGGTGGAGAAATCAAATATTCCGAGTAGAATCTAACTGGTATTACGTTGGAGTACTTCACGAATACGCTGCAACAGATGTTCCTAATCCTAAAATAGTTAAATTGGAAGGTCAGTATAAAATTAATGCCAGAACTACTGGTGCCAGAAATCAAGGAATCACAGCGATTGAAAAATATTCCAAAGATGCACTAGTATTAGAAGAGGCTTTAAAAACTGAACCAGAAAATAGTCGTTACTGGTTTTATCTGGCCCAAAGTTATTTTGATTCGCAACAATACGAAAAATCAGAACAGTCGTACATGAAACGTGCCCAAATGGGAGGATGGCCTGAAGAAGTGTATTACTCTCTGTATCGTGTTGCGATTTGCAAGGCATTACAAGAAAAATCTTGGGGTGAAATTAAAGAGGCCTTTCTCAATGCCTACAACTACAGACCTATTCGTGCAGAACCTCTTTTTCATATTGCACAAATGTATAGGATGAAATTCAATCAACCTGCAGTGGCCTACATCTATGCCAAGATGGCAGCAGATATTCCGTATCCAAAAGACGATATTTTATTCATACCAGATTTATTATACACATTTGCAGTTTTAGACGAACTGGCTGCAGTGGCGTATTATGCCGGACGACCAGATATTGGATATCAGGCATCAAAAATTCTGTTGGAACAAGGACGAGTTCCTGAAAGTGAACTTCCCAGAGTTCAAGAAAATTTTAGAAAATATCAAGAACTGATGCAACA